GTCGGGGACGTGGTCGGGGTCGTGGTCACGGTCACGGTCGGGGACGTGGTCACGGTCACGGTCGGGGGCGGGGTCGGGGACGTGGTCGCAGTCAGGGCCGTTTTAATTTTAGGAGATAATTAAATGACTATTCAGTTAATATCGACGCAACAGCTCGCAGTGCAATCCGGGGTTAAAATATTGGTTTACGGTAAAGCTGGGGTAGGTAAAACAACCCTCTGCGCTACCGCCCCGGCTCCAGTTATACTATCAGCCGAGGCTGGATTACTACCTTTACGTGATTACAACATTCCTGTTATCCAAATCCGGACAGTGGAGGATTTGATGGAGGCTCACAGATGGGCTGAAAGCTCGGCAGAGGCTCAGCAATTTCAGACTATTTGTATTGATTCCCTCACTGAAGTAGGTGAAGTTGTGCTGGCCAATGCTAAACAGATTGTAAAAGATCCCAGACAAGCATATAGCGAACTTATTGAAAAAATGGGGCGCACCATAAGGGCGTTCCGAGATCTTGACGGAAAACACGTGTATATGGCGGCTAAACAGGACTTAGTCAAGGATGAGAGTACCGGGGTCACCCTAAGCGGTCCAAGCATGCCTGGTGTTAAACTTGCCCAGCAACTACCATATCTGTTCGATGAGGTTTTTCATCTTGGGGTCAACAAGGACAAAAATGGTAATACGTTTCGCTTCTTTCGTACTGAACCTGACCTGCAAGTCGAGGCGAAGGATCGTTCTGGGCGCTTAGACCCCGTTGAATTCCCGGATTTAACCTATATTATTAATAAAATTCTTGAAGTGCGATCATACGAGGAACCATAACAAAAAAAAAAAACGCCCCGGAGAAGCGCAAAGACGTACCACTATGTGGGTGGTTCGGTACGGGATGGAATACTTACTCTAAGTAATGAGTGCCCTAGATCAGTTTATCAATGGCTCAAAAGAGCCTACACACAACTACACAAAGGATAAAAGCACATGGCGCAACTAAATTTTGATGCCTCACAAGTCGATCCGCAGCAATCACTCGAACCGTTACCGACAGGGTGGTATAACTGTGTCATCGATAATTCGGAAATAAAACCGACTAAAGACGGTACTGGAGCATACCTCTCCCTCTCTTTCCGGGTACTGGACGGTGATTGTGCTGGCCGGAAAGTTTACACCAACCTGAACATCCAAAACAAAAACATGGTGGCGCAGGAGATTGCGTTCAAACAACTAAGCGCAATTTGTCATGCGGTCGGGGTTATTCAGTGTCCACAATCAGAGCTTCTGCACGATAAGCCGTTGCAGCTTCGGGTTACACTACAGCCTCCGAAAGACGGTTATGACGCGTCGAATAATGTCAAGGCTTTCAAGGCCATCGAAGACGGTGGTATGCAGCCGGTACAAACGCCCTGGAATCCTCAACCTGGGCAAGTAGCTCAGCAGCCGGTACAAACGCCCTGGAATCCCCAACCACAAGTAGCTCAGCAGCCGGTACAAACGCCCTGGAATCCTCAACCTGGGCAAGTAGCTCAGCAGCCGGTACAAACGCCCTGGAATCCCCAACCACAAGTAGCTCAGCAGCCGGTACAAACGCCCTGGAATCCTCAACCTGGGCAAGTAGCTCAGCAGCCGGTACAAACGCCCTGGAATCCCCAACCACAAGTAGCTCAGCAGCCTACCGAAGTTCAGGCTCAACCTGGGCAAGTAGCTCAGCAGCCTACCGAAGCTCAGCCTCCGCCTATCGCAGCCGATCCGCCATGGGCACAGCAACCGGTATAATAGTCTATTCAGGACGTAACTAAATATGATACCTCTCTAACGAGGGGTATCATATGGTTAAGGAGTGCCGATGAGTTCTCACGCCCCAAAAACCCTACATGCTATAAACGCGTATATCGAAAACCACCAAGAGAATGGTAAGCGTAGGCATCTCGGTGCTTCGGTTATTGGACGTCCCTGCGGGAGAGCTCTTTGGTATCTTTTTCGCTGGGTGCGTACTGAACGCCATTCTGGGTGTATTCTTCGGCTATTCGATAGGGGGCATTTAGAAGAAGCCCGCTTCGTAAAATGGTTTAGAGATGCTGGAATTACTGTCTGGGATGAGACCGAGGGTGGTGGCCAGTTCCGGATAAGTGATTGTGATGGCCATTTTGGTGGATCTCTCGATGGTGTTTGTAAGGGGATTCCTGATCTCGATCCGGAAGAACCGTGTTTAGTAGAGTTCAAAACTCATGGGAATAAGAGTTTCCAGCAACTACTTATTAAGAAAGTTGAAGTAGCTAAACCTGAACATTACGCCCAAATGAATATCTATATGGGCAAGATGGATCTTAAATGGGCACTCTACGCAGCCATCAATAAGAATACCGATGAGCTCTACCTGGAGCTCATATCTTTCGATAAGCAGAACTACCAACGTCACATGGCTCGGGCTGTTGGTATAATTCAAGCTGTTTTCCCACCACCTAAAATTAGTGAGAGCCCTGGTTGGTGGCGGTGCCGCCTCTGCTCTTATAAGGAGGTCTGCCATAAAGACCGTTGTCCTGAAATAAACTGCCGTACTTGTTACCACTCTACCCCGATAGCGGGAGGCATGTGGGATTGTACGGCGCATCCTGGCTATCCACCAGAGACAACTGAACAACAGAGTGTTGGATGCGGGGATCATATTATTCATCCAGCCCTAGTGCCTTTCGCACTGATCGAGGTTAACATGGTGTATCGATATATCGAGTATCGAACAGGTAAAGGTAAGACTTTCAAACAAGGTCCGGGAGGTCTTTTGAGTCTTGCCTGTAAGGAACGTAACTTTACGGAGTTTTGTTAATGAAGCCCAGATACTACCAAGAAGATGCGGTTCAAGCAATATTTAGTTACTTCTTAGAAAATACAGGTAACCCGATTGTGGCAATGCCGACTGGAGTGGGGAAGTCGATCGTAATTGGAGATTTCATTAAGAAAGTGTATCAATATTACCCAACCCAGCGGGTAATGATGCTTACCCATGTGAAAGAGCTAATTCAACAAAACTGCGAAAAGCTTCTAACCATGTGGCCAACAGCCCCGGTTGGGGTATACTCTGCTGGATTACGTAGGCGAGATTCGCACTGCAAGATTACCTATGCCGGAATTGGATCAGTAGTAAAGAAAGCTTCTTTATTCGGGCATATTGATTTGGTATTAGTTGATGAGTGTCATCTTATCTCCTCAAAAGCTGAGACTATGTACGGGAAGTTTCTTAACGCGCTAAAGAACCTGAATCCGGCTTTGAAAATAATTGGGTTCACGGCGACTCCGTACCGCCTTGGTTTAGGGATGTTAACGGAGGGTGATTTATTTACTGAGGTATGTTATGATTGTACAGGACTCGAGGCTTTTAACCGCCTAGTTAGTGAAGGCTACATCGCACCATTAGTGGTACGGCGTACTGCTACTACTTTAGATATTTCAGAGGTAGGTTTTAGAGGTGGCGAATTTATTCCTGGGCAACTACAAAAGGCTGTTGATAAAGCGGAGGTGACAGCTGCAGCTTTAAACGAACTCATAGATGCTGGGCAGACCCGAAAATGCTGGTTGATTTTTGCAACTGGAATCGAGCACTCCAAACATATTGCGGAGTACCTAATCGCTCAAGGGGTGCCGGCAGCTGCCATTCATTCTAAGCTGGCTAGTTCAGAGAGAGGTCAAATTCTCACTGACTTGAAAAGCGGGAGGTTACGGGCGGTTGTAAATAATAATGTGTTAACCACAGGCTTCGATCATCCTGCCATTGACCTGATCGGGATGCTGCGGCCGACCTCCAGTACTGCTCTATGGTGTTTGGACGAGGAAACTGAGATACTGACCCCGGAAGGGTTTAAGTCTTATAACGAAGTATCGATCGGTAGTAGTATTATTGGTTTTGATACTGAGAGTAGGCAATTGGTTAATACAACGGTAACTAATTATGTTCATAGAGGTCTCGAAAAGGATGAGAATCTGCTTACTTACGTTTCGCCCCAGTTTACATTTTCTATGACGGATACTCATAATGTTCTTTATGAGCAGAGAGTGGGGAATGGTGAATGGATGCTAAGAAAGAATCAGCTTAGCGAGCTGACTTCGAAATCGAACAGAAGAATGATAATCGCTACAGAGACCCACCGTGAGGGAATTGGTGTAAATTATACCGCCTTAAACCTCTTAGGATTATTTCTAAGTGAAGGATCTTTTGATAAAAGCAACAATACTTTGGTGATTTACCAAAGTGAGCGGTACCCTGGTATTTGTCAAGAAATTGAGCGTATTCTTACTACCCTAGGTCTTGGATGGCGAAGATACACTAGGCCTCCAGGCACTAAATTTGATACCGTATTCAAAATGCGTCGATATGTGATCAGGCGAGCTGTACGAGCCACAGGTAAGTCTGGTTGGAGCGAATATTTCACTGAAAAAGATTTTAATAAAGATCTCGACTCGCGCTTCATGGATTGTAATATGAACGAGTTTAGAGCTCTTTTATACGGTATTAATTTAGGGGACGGAAGTAAATTTAAAGCTCTTTTAATTTATCGCAAACCTAAAATACTTACCATCTCAACAGGAAATAAGAAATTTGCGAGTAATATTCAAATCCTCTGCATACATAATGGGTACTCATGCCGCATTAAAGAAACAACAAATACCAGCGGTAACCTTTTATATAGATTATATGTGAGGAATAAATTAGCTGCTGCTTTCAGCCCCGAGTTTTTAACCCGGAATACCACTGCGGCTAAGGTGTGGTGTGTGGAGAACCCAACTGGGAACTTAGTTACACGGTACAGAGGGCAAGTGTTAATAACTGGAAACTGCCAAATGCTTGGGCGTGGGACACGGCCCTGGGAAGGGAAGGCTGACTGCTTAGTAATGGATTTCTCCAGTAATACGGAACGGTTGGGACCAGTCAATGACCCAGTACTGCCGAGGGCGAAAGGCAAAGGTGGTGGAGGCGCAGCTCCTGTAAGATGCTGCGAGAAATGCGATACATACTGCCACGCCAGTTTGCGGGTATGTCCTGAATGTGGTGAAGTGTTTCCGGAGAAGGTTAAGATTCACTCTTTTGCAGCTAGCGCCGAAGTGATGGTGTCTGGTGGGGAGGTGCCTGATCCACCAAAAGTATTGGAACACATGGTAGATCGTGTTATGTACAGTCAGCACGTTAAGGTAGGACGCCCACCATCTATACTAGTAAGTTACTTTTGCGGTATGCGCATGTTCAAGCAGTGGGTATGCTTAGAGCATCCAGGGGCTGCGGGCAACTCGGCCAAAAAGTGGTGGTTGGATAATTTCGGAGAGGCCCCACCAACCACTACCAAAGAAGGGCTTGAACTGCTTGCTACCGCCCCGTTACCAAAAGCGATTATGGTGTGGCACAAAGATAAATATCCGGAGGTATTATCCCGTGTTAACTGAACAGGCCAAAGAAGAGCTCAAACATTTCTTCAACGACATGGTAAATCAGGTATATAGTAATACGCCATGTACCAGCTGCTCTGCTTGGGAGTCAGGGACAGAGCAATGCGGGCTGGTTAAAGTGCGCCCTCCAGCCCCGGTTATTGTTTCTGGTTGTCCAAAATGGTGCCCGTTAATTATTGATTTTCTAGACGATATTCCATTTTGATATCATCTTATCTCCTATTTCAATTAATGATTACTCCATAATCTAGTAACTCCGTTCAATAGTCAACAGGTAAAAGAAATTATTTTGAAAGGGCACTATTTACAACCAGTTACCTGATCCCCTCAAAATAATTTCTTTTACCTGTTGACTATTGAACGGAGTTACTAGATTATGGAGTAATCATTAATTGAAATAGGAGATTTAAAATGGCTGATATCAAAACACCCGGCGTTAAAGAAGAGTCGCCCGTTCATCAAGGTGATCTGCCGGTTCTACCAAAAGATCCAGATGCTGTTTCAACCCGGAAAAAAAGTACAGTTGAAAATCCTTGCTTCCTCGTTTGGGAACTGGCTGACAATAACCCAGGTATGCGCCGCAAGGATCTCATTGCCTTGGCTACTGAGCGAGGAGTCTCTTTCTTTACTGCCCGTACCCAGTACCAGCGGTGGAAGAGCGCCAACAACCTATAGACGGCGGAAACTCCGTCTATAAGAACAATGAGTTATCAAAAAGTTCAAATTAATCATTTTTTTCTGTTGACTATTTAACTGGGTTACTAGATTATAGAGTTAGAACGGTTAACTGATTAAATAACCCGTATTTGTCGGCAAGGATTTCTAATATGGTCCGTTTCGTTATCATAGATACCGTGCGTTGCTGCTTTCTTGGGGTAGCCCCCAGTATGGATCAAGCTAACGCTATAGCTGAAATCAAAGCTGGGAAGAATGATTCGTACCTAGCTGGGGATGAACCCCATTGGTACTATATTTTTACCCAGGCCCAGTTATATCGGCTGTTTAAAAATACTGTTGGCGAGCCCCCACCGACCCACGTAGCCTTCAAAGCCCTAGCTGAGATGGTAGCCGGGCTCGGCGCCGAACTCCCGGTAAACACGGCCCCACTGGATGTGCTGCGGAGAGAAGGCCCAGAACTAGTTAGAATAGGGTACCCAGCAGACAGACCAGTACCAAAGAACCGAACCTATGGGCCTAAGCCAGGAAAGCTTTCCTGGCTGGCCCAGCACCGGGTAGTTCCTAAGTGTGGTCTTATCGAACCCAAGGTTTACCCAAAGCCAGGTTCAGTTTCACGCCTAGTGTGGGATATCGCCGATGAGATCACGGCCGAAAGTAGCCGTCTACCAACGTCTAAGGAGATGCGGTTTAGGGCGCAATGCCGAGGGTTAAACGTCTCAACAGTGGCCGTGCAATTTAGTAAATGGCGTAAAGCTCATCCGGGTTATAAAGCACAGAATGAATGGGGTTCACCAAAGACGGTGCCCAATAAGCCAGAATAAGTTACTATACTTTCACATTCACTTTCATTTGGAGACAATCAATGTCAGATCAAGAACAGAGCATCGAAGATACTAATACTGAAGAGCAGGTCGCTAGTACTGAGACCCCACCCGCAAAGTCAAGGCTGGTCAAGCAGAACAATATCTCCCAACCTGGCCCAGGTACCAGGACGCGAAGAGCCTGGGAC